CACCTCCCGGTATCCCGGTAGGAACCCGATCCAGGGGGGGAGTGTGGGGTTTTCAATGGTTTTCCTTCCTTTCGCAAGCTCTCAATTCAGGTCTGAGAGCGTGAACCTAGATTCCCTTAACATATTTGTCGACACCACCGTTCTCTGCTCGTTTGGTAAAAACAATTTTAGAACCAAAATCTTTCCATAGCTGTCCTTCATATTTCGGAACGTTGAGTGGTGTATAGTTGTCCATACCCTTATGGACGTAGAAAGCATCAAAATGCCCCCAAACGTCTGCACAGTATTTATCTAAATCAGGACAATATATCTCTTCTTCTAGTGTGTTGATACTGTCATAAAACTTTTCGATAAGGATTTGGTCATCGATGGAAATTCCGAACTTGGATTGTACTAAAAGGCGAGTGTTTTGAGGGATTTCTATTTTCAAATCTTCCATTTTATTTGTCTTACAATACTCAAGCGCTTCTAACAATTGTTCTCTTTCCCACATGTTAATGGATCTGTCCTTTAGCAGGTATCTGCGCAAGTCAATGTGTTTTGATAATCTCAAAGCACAGTGAGCGAGACTTTGTACTATAGGACAACCCTTGTACTGATAAGCGAAACTCAAAGCTTTTGCACGAAACAGTTCCAGTTTCCTGATCCTGTTCATGCCAACATTATAGCTCTTTGACCAACCGAATGTCAGACAAACCTCAAGTGGATCCGTGACATTGATCAAATCTGTTTTGTCAAATACTATACCACAGAAGCTCGCCGTTTCAAGCTGGTGGTGTTCTTCAAGCTTTATAGTTAAGCCCATCTTTTCAAAAGTTTTCTGTTCTGGAACTTTTGGTGAACAGACAAAAAGTCCGTCATCTCCTTCAACGACGCCCGTGCAAGTAATCTTTTCTTTGCTACACGCAAACAAGAAAAACATTAGATTACTAAAGCCATTGCCCAATGACGTGCACATCTCTCCTGACATTCTAGTAGCCTCTAGTGTCACGTTGAAGTGTTTAAACATACAATAATTTGTTCCAGTCATCCTTCTTTTGATTTCAAGGATACGTTTTCTTCCCTCTGGGTGATCACTCAAAATCCATTCATAGAGCACGAATTCCACATGCAACATCAACAACTTCACAAAATGACTCTCGAATGAAGTGTAGTCTGTTGCAGCATATTTCGCGCCAGGAATATACAACTTTTCCATTATATATCCTGGCCTATCTACTACTGGTATTGGCTTGATCATTTCTGGGAAATAATCTTTAGAAATGATTTCACATATTTTGATTGGTGGGCCCTCATAAGCCTTAGCGGCATCTCCCCTAGGGAAAATGTTTCTAAAACTTTTAGGTTCCATATAAAATTCATCCTTAACAAAACATTTCAATCTCCAGTCTCGGTCAGTTGGTTTTCCATCACAACGTTCCCAAGCTTCTCTGAGCTCATCTTTTCTCCAATCTGGATATTTTGTCTCGGACAACCACCAATCTTGAGACAAGTCGAAAGAAGGATCTAATTTTCGAACTTTCCTTCTTTTCAACTCGCTTAAAACGAAATCACCCAACTCCATAATATAAGTAAGGTCAGCAGTTGGAGGTAACATGCTAACCCTGTTGAAGACACCGTAAGCAGTGCCAATGGGATCCCACAAGTCAGGTTTTAGGGGAGCTCTCTCTCTCAATGTTAACCAGAGAGCTTCTGAGACGTCACGTCGTTCCGAAGGATCATTCAAAGTGTTGAAAACCACTTTGACATCCCTCTTACATTTCTTATTCTTAATGTTATACTCGTGAGGTCTATAACCTTTCATGCGTTTGATCGTTTGCTTACTACTGTCTAAAAACCCGGAATGACCGGACGAACCACCTTCAAGTAGTTCCAATGCCAACATTTAGCAACCCATTGTGTATTTGGATAGAGCATTGTCATGAGGTGCGAATATCTGTCAAAATTGATAGAATTCATTCGAGTGGCTTGATGGCACATCTTTTTGACAATCTCTTCATGGTCTGCTAAAATGTTAGAATTGCTTGGTCCAGCAATCTGAGTTAATAGTTCAAAACTAATCAAATATTTTCTGTTACCTTCATCGTCGACTGTGAAGAATTTGTCCAACAACATAGCAAAATTTACTACTTGATTGCACTTGACTAACTTCAGATTGTTGTGCTTGATGTTCATCAAACTCAAATCATCGGTTCTCAAATCTCTTTTAATGCAAGAGTTGGACGGACGTTTAAAGGTTATGGTAAAATTTCTCGGTAAACAAGTATACAATTTATACAGGCCAAAACAGAGAACTGCGTAGAAGCCTAATCTAGCCAAAGCGTAAACATTGATTGGAACACTCCACCAAGTTGCTTTGACACAAGAAAGCTGTCTATCAAGCTCAGGATCTGTTTGCCATACCCAAGATATGAAATTAAACCATCTAGAAGGAATGATACCCAATATTTTTGGGTCAGCAAGATCATCCACTTTTTCAATTAATTCTGTTGACTTTTCAACACCAAGCTCTATATAAGTTTTAGGCTTAATATAAGCTGGTACTAAGGTGTCTCTCTTAAATATTCTGTTGATGAAAACAAACGGCGTTTTCACCCAATTCCAGACATGTCTTGCATTGCCTGTAGCAACGAATTGCCTAGCCCAATATTTAAGTCTAGATCCGAAAAATTCTACAGGATTAGACATCATTGGCATAGGTAAATATTTTGTTGAGGGACTCCAATTAAAACTAAGACAACTGAGTAGTGCTCCACCACCAGTCATGAATTTCTTCATGCTAAAGTTTGTGATAGGAACAAACAGTTTTCCGGGAACTTCCCAATCATCATAGTTTTCTACCAGATCGAACTCTTCTGCTTTTTCACGAGAATATTCTTTCTTAAAATATTCTCTATCAACTTCAATTTCTTCTTCTCTAAAACTCACGGTTTTAAGATACTCGGCTTTGACTTCATCATAATGCTTCTTGATTTCAAACTCCTCTATGTGTTGATAGAGTTTTAATTCGTGAGCTTCATCAATGCGCTTTTTCTTATCAGTTAAAGTTTCTGAAGTGTTCTTCTCTGCGACCTCTTCTTTTACAAGTTCGGGTTTTTGAACTTCCTTTTTGACGTAAAGGGTACGTCCACGGGACTGGCGAGGTCTTACTGACTTGGGCTGGGTGTCAGTGTTGCTTGTGGGGGCAGTAACAAGTGTTGCATCATCATCTATATCGTTATCTTTCATTATCTTTGCAATTATTTGATCAGGGGTTGGTTGTGATAGATTACTATCATTGTTTATTTTAAAGGTACTCATGATTTTGTTACAGCTACTTAACGCGTTATGCCTACGTTCTAGTCTCGCCTTGAGCACGGGCCATGTGACTAGAATTAAGAGAACAGGTCCTCTCCCAGCGAGGATGGCTGTCACTGTTTTCGGTGAATGCTACTTTTTCTCACCTATTTGCCTCAATGCGTGGCAACTTACATGGGTAAAATATCTGAAAACCTCAGCTTTTTCCCTAGACTGTCTCTCCTTTAAACCACAGAAGACAGTAGTCATTAACCCAGACCCTCGGTACGCGTAGG